CCACCAATGCGGCGGATTACAGAACTCTAATAAACCGGATTCATTTATATAGATGTTTTTTTCCATGTCAAACCCTGCTTCACTATTTCTTTTTTGACCAGTTCCGTAACCACGATTTGCAAGCTCTCCGTGGTATTCATGATAAACAGTACCTTTTACAAAACCAGTTTTACCTTCTGCAAAGTTATAAAACTTTTCTTTCCATTCCAAATAAGGACCAAAGTTAGGAGAGTCCTTAAGGTAGGAGTTGACTAAAGAAGCTTCTGTAGGGTGTGGACTTACAATACCAAATAGTTGAGCTCTATCGCCTCCAGTCCAAAAGTTATACGGCCAAAGCTTACCACCCTCTTGCCATAGCTCTCTTCTTGCTGCATATGCAAAACCTGTTTGTGGACCAGCTCCATAACCAGGTATAATAGGCTTACGTGTATCAACTAATTCTTCTGTTAACTCTCCTATACTAAGCATAGATTTTGCACCTAAAAATGCTTTACCACGGCTATCTGTCCAATAACAGTCTTCAAACAACTGTATAATATTAACTTCATCCAATGCAAGAGAGGCAACATCATACCAGTTAGGGTTCATGAATAATATATCATGATCTATCCAGGCTAACTTAGTATATTTTTCTGGTACTAAAGTTTCTGCAATATTAAGTAATGCTTCTTCTTGTACACAAACGTTTTCTCTCTTAGCTTTAATATGCTTCCAGTTTTCAAGGCCTTGAGTTACAAATTCTCCAGTTAAGGAGGCTTCAGCTCCGTATACCTCTATACCCAGAGACGCCATTTGTCGTAAAAATCTAAATAGGTTTTGATCAGTTCTTCTATACCCACACCAATTAAAGTGGCATATAATAACCGCTAAGTCGTCTCGTTCTCTCATACCCCTACTTATACAAGCACAGGGGAAGATCTATTCCTCCCCTGTGGTTTCATTTATTTACCTTTATATTTGTTTAGTTAATATCAATAACTTTCTTACCACCATTCTCTACTTTGTTTTTCGGGAATGTTAATGTAAGAACACCGTCTTGTTGAACAGCTTTAGCTTTATCCAAGTTAAACGAGTTACCGACGTTAAAGCTACGACTAAAGGTCTCTTCTTGTGTGCCGCCTTTATGGATCACTTTACGAGTGCCTTCAATCGTTACCACTCTACCTTCTACAGTAACATTTGTTTTATCTTTGGATACACCAGGAAGATCCACCTCTACGGTGAGTTCATCCCCTTCTTTAAACCGAACAGTATCTCCTGTACGGCTAACATCCCCCCAAAAGAAAGGATGGTTAAATTCTCTCTCTAAGACAGTGTCTAAGAGTGAGAATGGATTACGATACGCGCTAGGATTGTAGTTAGTTAGTTTATTCATAGCAATAATATTTATATCATATATTTTGCTATAATCAACAAATTAGTGCTAAATGTTATCTAAACCTTTGATAATGTTAGATATCTCTTCCCAATTAGTTATACGGTTTTTTATTGTCTTTGGCGTTTTTCGTAAAGGTATACACACTTTTACGTTTTTATATTCGTTAAAATTTAACTTTTCGTATAATACACACCAATCATTTTCGAACTCTTTATAATCTATTTTTATAGCGCCTGGCGGTAAGCTTATTTCGTTAACTTTATTTTGAAATAAATTTATTCTATCAATCTCTTTATATATTTCATTTATTTCTATCTTAAACGGTTCTACTTGATTGCCTTCATTTTCTTCTCTTTCATCAATAGTTTTAACGATTTCATCTACTACTGCTTTTTTATACGTGCTTATCCATGGATTAGTTTTTCCAACTGTATTGTAATGCCATTTATTTAGTTTATTAGCTATAACGTTACTTAAAGCAGCTTCAGCAACATTTCTAGTAATATAAACAACGTTTGTATTTTCTGTGGTTACTTTTAAATGTTCAGAGTTATGACTATGATATATTACTCCAGGCTTTATGGGTGTTAAGTCTGTTAACTCAATTTCATAATGTTGTTCAAGTTTTAACTTTAAACCTAATGTAAAGTAAAGCTCCTGTATAAATGTAGCCACGAGAAAACTACCAGTGCGTCCCGGGCTCAGTATTAACCAACTATCCGTTTTCTCTAGCTTTTTCAAAACATTTTTTTACGCCTCACAAGTTGAGCAGGTCAATATGGAACGAGCAAGTACTTGAGCTGGGTTAGCTGAACGCTGATAGTAAAGACTCTTAATACCGTTCTCCCAAGCAAATACTATTAGTTCGTTAACGTCTTTTGGCTTGGTGTTAGGTGGAATCATTAAGTTTAATGATTGACCTTGATCAATGTACTTTTGGCGAGCCGCAGCTTGAATTACTATTTCCTTTTGACTAATTTCGCCGAATGTCTTGAACACAGCTTTTTCTTCTATAGTAAGAAACTCAAGATGCTGTACCGAGCCACCCTTTACAAGTATAGACTTCCAAACACCTTCAGTATTCTTTTTCTTTGTTTCAAGTAAAGCTTCTAGATAAGGGTTCTTATACGTAAACTTACCTTTAGCTAAGTCTTTCACAAAGTAGTTAGAGTTAAGAGGCTCAACTGAAGGCGAAGCTTGGCCGAGAATAAACGAACTAGAGGTGGTAGGTGCTACAGCAAGTGTAGTTACATTACGACGGCCATAACCTTTAAGTAGAGGTGGTTCACCGTACTCTACAGCCATTTGTGCGGTAGCAGCATCTGCTTTCTTACGAACAAAACTCCATATTTGAGTATTGAGCAGCTTTGCTTCCATTGTCTCAAACCCAATCATCTTAGATTGAAGATATGTATGCCAACCAAGAGCACCAATACCAAGTGCACGCTGATTAATAGCGAAGTTTCTTGGGTGTACCATAAACTTCATCTTCTCAGTCTTATTAATGAACTCGGTCATTACAGCATCGAGGAAGTATACTAATGTTTCTACTGCATCAGTGTTCTTCCAGTTGTCCCACTGTTCAAAGTTAAGAGATGACAAATCACAAACAAACGATTCTTCATTGTCGTTTGATAACATAATCTCCGTACAAAGGTTGCTTTGGTTAATCTTAATGTTCTTATCTTTGTATACTTGTGGTGCCTGGTTATTAGCGTTATCAGTAAAAAAGATATAAGGATAACCAGATTCAAAGCGCTTCTTTATAACTAAGCCCCAGATGCGACGTTTTTCCTTATCACCGTCAAGCATAGACTTCAACCATTCATCAGTTACACAAACACCGATAGAAAGGTTTTGAATATCATCACCTTCACCTCTGATCTTTAAAAACTCTTCTATGTCTTTATGGTCAATGGGTAGGTATGCAGCAAAAGAACCTCTACGTACATTACCTTGTGAAATGTAATCCGTTAAAGATTCAAATACTGTTAACTGATGATGTACACCAGTAGATTCACCACCAGATGAGATAGGTGCACCGCGAGGGCGAATTTTACCAAAGTAAGCTGATGTACCGCCGCCTGCTTTTGACATAGTACCTATTTCTGAAATCTTATACAGAATAGCATCCATATCATCGTCAATATACGAACCGAAGCACGAGATAGGTAAACCGCGATTACGGCCAAAGTTTGACCAAATAGGAGAAGCCAAGGAATAGAAGCCTTGATGCATATAGCTTTCAAACTTATCTGCAAAGCCTTTTAACTTGAGGTAATCTTCAGCTGTCTCAGCTATATCTCTTATACGCTTTTCAGCAGTCTCTCCGTCTAGGAGATAACCGCGTTCAAGGAACTTGCGAGAGTCGCTATTCAGCCAGTAAATGTTTTTGTTACTCATTTTTATATATTATACTATACTTTTTATTAAAATAAATCGTCTTCTGAAAAGCTTTGTGACTTTTTAGAGTACTCCACAGGACGAGAATGGAAGAAATCGGTCATATTGTTACCAAGTAATTCTTCGTTAAACCAGGAAATATCTTTGAGAAGCTTAGAATCCGTTTCATACACCTCTGGGAAGCCAATACCTCTGAGAGATTCATTGATACGGTCTTTTACAAACTCTTTAAGATGAGCCGCAGTTAATCCGTCTTCCTTAATACCGTTAACCATCCAATCGATAATCTTTGCTTCGCTTTCGTATGCTTCTTTAGCCTCGGCAAGAACTCTCTCTTCAAGCTCTTTATCAAAAAGCTCTGGGTACTCTTCTCTAATGGTATTAACAATCTTTATGCCAACTAGTGCATGAATATGTTCTTCATTACGGGTATACTTGACTTGCTGGTCAGTATCTTTGAGTACGTTCTTGTTGCGTGCAAACCAGTTAATAATATAGAACTGACTCATCAATGAAACGTTCTCTACGAATAACGTAAAAAGTATAAGAGCGTAGAGGTACTGCTTCTTCGAGTCTTTATAATAACGGTGTGTGTACTTTTTAAGATACTTTACACGACCTTGTATCCATTCCAGTTTAAGGTTCTCTTCAAATATATCTTCAAGACCGAGTACAGTGAGTAGTCTTTCATAAGCATTGTTATGAATCACCTCTGTATTAGCCATTACATAACCTAAGTCTTGTAATGAAGGGTGTGGCAAGTTTTCCCCAAGCTTAGCCCAGAACGTTTTTACCGCTACCTCGATTTGACCGATAGCGGATAAAGTACGGATGATAATCTCTCTTTCTTGATCATTTAACTTAACTTTAAACTGTTGTACGTCTGATTTAAAACTAAACTCCTTGTGAGTCCAAAAACCATTATGCATGGATTCGATAAATTCCTCTGTCCAAGGATAGCGATTAGGTTTACGAGAGATTTGTTCGTCGAATATCATAGTTTTAGTTACAGGGAATATTATTTACGTATTGTAAACGTTTTTACGTTTTTATCTATAAGAAAAAAAATATTTTTTTCTCGCCAGTGCGCTGGACTGAGTTACAAAAGTTAGTTTTTCTTATTATATAATTCTAATTTTTTTACAATGTATCGTACAATTTCACTGCGTACAATATCTGCTTCTGTTAACGTAAAAACATGGATACCTTTATCTCGGCTTTCAGCGTCATTAAAAACATTGCACATTTTCTCAAACCCAGACTTACCGTTAATGTCGGATTGCATCGGGTCTCCGCAGATAAATAGTTTACTGAACTGACCTACACGTGTTAATAAAGTTGTGAGCTCTTTGAACGTGCTGTTTTGAGCTTCGTCCATAATAATAGCTTTAGCGTTCCAAGAAAGACCGCGAAGATATCCTGTTGGTTTACCGTCTACCCGTCCTTCTTTCATTAACATGTTAATATCAGCTTTACAGAGTAGTTCATCAAGCTTTTCCATTAATGGTTCAAGATAGGGTGTCAGTTTTTCATTAGCGTCGCCCGGAAGATATCCCATTTTATTATCTGAGCTCTCAACTATACTACGAATATATATTAAGTCAGAAACCTTTTTTAGGTTTAGTAATTCCAAAGCAACCAATGTTGCTAGAAAGCTCTTGCTACTACCAGAAGGGCCAGTAATAAAAACAATCTTAGTGTGATTATCTAAAGCTAACTTAAGAAACTCTTTTTGCCTGTTTGTTAAATCCGGCCTTTGTCGAATCTGTACCGGTCTTTCTAACTTATCGGCCTGATGTACTAAAAGACTCTTGTCTTTAGTAGCAGGTGTATTATTTTGACTTTGTTGAGCTAACTTCTGTTTTTGCAGGCGTTTTTTCTTACTCATCTGTTTATATTTACCCAAAAACAAGAATAATATATGCTTTTATTTAACAAACTTGCATGTAAAGGTATTATTTATAAGTACGGATATGCCTATAAGATATATAGACACTAACGCAGAAAAACTCGATATAAAATGGAGAATATCTATGTTAGATGTTAAAGATATTGATGCGGTATTTTACCATATAAAGTTTAATGGTGGTCTAGATTGGGCAACAGATGCTATAAACTTTATAAAGAAAAATCAGCGAATAGGGGTTAAGTATATAATATCCGGGGTAGGGGAAGCACCATTTAAAACAGATGTGTTAAGAGTAATCAACTTTGACGAGAACGTTATTTATATTGATTCTGGAATAGATTCTTTTCATACAAGACATGTAAACTTGTCTTACTTTTTTAGTTTTAAAATAAGAGCTGAAGCAAATATTAGAGAGCAAAATAAAGATTTTACACCTATACCTTTTTTCGATAGGGACAAATATTTTGTATGCTTAAACCGAAAGTACAAAATACACAGAACAGCGTTTGTCAAGTTATTACATATTACTGGTTTAAATAGTAAAGGTATAATAACTTTAAACCATCAAATAACAAGCACCGCAGGTAATCAGGTTCCACCACCTGGTTATGGTTACAAGCTTTATAATCAAGGCGACAAAGTAATGTCTCCTGTTACTATTGATTTAAGTAATAATGAAAAGTTTAAAGTGTCTTTAGCTA